CTGGAGGACTTGAGACTTAAGTATCCATCCCTGGATGAGAAATACATGGCATTCACTAAGTGGTCAGATAACTCAGCCAACGCACTGACTAAGTGTGTGATTGCTTACATCACCTACAAAGGAGGTCAAGCTGAGCGTATCAGCTCACAAGGTCAGTACAGGGAAGGAGCTAAGATACAAGTAGGCACAGGTGAGATTGCTTACCATAAGCAGCTCCCTGGCAAGTGGACACCAGGTCAATCTACAAAAGGTACTGCTGACATCTCATCTACCATCAGAGGGAGGTCAGTTAAGATAGAGATCAAGTATGGAAAGGATAGGCAGTCAGATGTACAGAAAGCCTATCAGGAAGCCGTTGAACGGGCTGGAGGTGTGTATATCATTGTGAGGACATTTGATGAGTTTGTGGTGTGGTATGAACAATTTACAGAAGGGATATGAGAATTAAACTAAAAATGCCAAAGTTCAACGTCAAGCTAAAGCATCTGAGAAAAAAGTACAAATGTGCTGTTAAGGGTATAAATAACGAAATAGATTAAATTATGACATTAGATTCACACGAGATTAGATTAGGTAACACCTACAAAGTAGAGATGGGAGATGGCACTTATAAGAGTGACCTTATCAATTTAGAAGACCTTAGCAACTTATTAGATGATGAGATTGATGACTTTTATCAGGCTCTTGAGCTTGATGAGAATGTATTATTAAAATTAGGTTTCAAACAAGTTAGTGATAGAGTATTTATGAAAGGTGATTTTGGTGTTGAGTTAGGATTTTTTAATTATTTTCTAATTAAAGTTGATGGTCATGTATTAAGAATAGGTAATAATGAATACGTTCATCAACTTGAAAATCTATACTTCGCACTGACTGGAGAGGAACTAACATACAAATGTTAATAACTTTATTTGTCATATATGCAAAACTTTCTTAACTTTACTGAAAATAATCAATTTATGGAAAAGCAATTAATCAGCTCATCTGAGAAAATCAGACAAGCAAACGAAGAGGCAACACTGTCCTTCCACCAGAAGCTCCACAGAGCAAAGTTAGCAATCGGTAAGGTTACTAAGAACGCTACAAGTCATCACGCTAAGTATGCCAACTTGAATGCAATCATTGAGGCAGTTGAGCCTATTCTACTTGAGAACGGCTTACTACTCTTGCAACCTATCCAGGGCAATAGTGTATGCACTCAGATTATAGACATTGACTCAGGTGCAAAGGTTGAGTCTTGTATGGAACTGCCAGCAGGCATGAACCCACAGCAGCAGGGTAGTGCCATCACTTACTACAGAAGGTACACCCTCCAGTCAACTCTATCACTACAGGCAGTGGATGATGATGGTGAGGCAGCAAGCAAGCCAGCACCTACTAAGTCAACACCGACCAAGCATCCAATAGGAGATGAGAGACTGCAAGCAGCACTTGAATCTATTAAGGTAGGTGACTATACACTTGAGAGATTAAAAAATGAGTTCTCACTTACTAAAGAACAGGAGGCAAGACTATGAAGTGGAGAGCATCACAATTAGGAAACCTAATGACCAACTCAAGGAGTAAGTCAGAGGTACTATCTGAGACTACAAAGTCTGAGATTAGAAAGATAGCTAAGCAAGACTTCTATGGATACACCACAGAGATCAAGACTAAGCCAATGATCAAGGGTACTGACTGGGAGCAGAACGGCATTGACCTACTGAACTCAGTTAGGTTCACTCAGTACAGTAAGAACGAGCTCAGACTCTCTAATGAGTACATGACTGGATGCTGTGACATCATAACAGATGACAGCATCATTGACATCAAGTCATCCTGGTCATTAGAAACCTTCCCTGCTACACCATCAGAAGGTGATGCAAGTGGGTACGAGTGGCAAGGACGTGCATATATGTGGCTCTATGAGAAACCAGCCTTTGAGTTAGTCTACACCATGTACACCACACCTGATGAGCTACTGACTGAGTGGGATAACCTATCTATACATAGAGTTGACCACATTGACCCAGCTAAGCGTATCACAGTAGTGAGATATGAGAGAGACCAGGCACTTGAGGAGCAGATTAAGGAACGGTTGATCCACTGCTCAGAGTATTATGTACAGTATATTAATCAATTAAATAATAAATAATGAGAGTATCTAAAGATGTCTATAGAAAAGATGAGATGACTTGGCAAATATTTAGAGATTTTTTGCTTGATGTTACAGATGTTTATGGTTTTGTTAATAAACCAGTTGGAGAAACAGCTAAAAAACATAAACTATATAGATGGGGAGACGTTAGTCTTATTATAAAAAAAGGTGATAAGATATTCAATGGTGAATCAGATGTTCATAAAAAAATGGTGGCTAAAAGTTACTTTGACAAATACATGACTTTTGATTATCCAAAACGTAGAGGATTTAAGTCTATTCAACAAACAACACTACCATTTAATATGGGGGGAAAGATGACAACACGACCTAAGATAGGATGTAAACTTACACCACCACCACACATTATCAAGGATGCTATGAAAGGCACAGTTACTGTTGTTCCTCAAGGCAAAGAACAAGAATTTATTGAAAGTACTAAGGTTGCACAGCCCCAGCAACGTAGACAATTTATACTAATTATATTATGGGGTTTATTAACAATTAAATTTTAACAAATGTCAGAACAAGAATTTTTCGCTAAAGCAATGATAGCAGCCATGCAAGGCTTATTATCATCAGTAGGTAATGGCTTCCAAGAAGAGTATGCCAACCCACATGGAACAGTAGCCGCAATGGCAAAAGAGTATGCAGAGGAACTTACTACAAGGTATGTGATAGCATCTGCAATTTTAAACAAACAAAACCAAGACTCATGTCAGAATTAACAATGAAAGGAGCTATCAAGCTCATCAACCCAGTAAAAGTCATCAGTGACAAGTTCTCAGTGAGAGAGTTTGTGATCACAACAGCAGACAAGTATCCTCAAGAGGTAATCTTCCAGACAGTCAATGACAAGATGGATATCATTGCACCGTATGGTCAAGGTCAAGAGGTCACAGTATCATTCAACGTGAGAGGTAGAGAGTACAATGGTAAGTACTACAACACCCTTGATGCATGGAAGGTGCAAGGTGAGGCCACAGTACAACCAATAGAGGAGACAGATGACCTCCCGTTCTAAGACCGTTTATCTCAAAGTAGGTCAAACACTAACCGACTGGATGAGAAGTGAGCTTAAAGACAAGCTAAACAGCAGAAACAGGGCTGTACACATGGCAGAGGATATCGGAGTGGTCAACGCAACACTGCACCGCTTCCTTCAAGGTGGTGAGGCACGAGGTAAGTTCTATGATAAAGTTTTTAATTACTTGATGAAATGAACTACTTAGTACAAATAATGGTCTACATTGAAGGGCAGTATTACACCCCTCAAGAGATACTTGATAATACAATACCATCACATGAGCAAGATACATAAGGTAGGGGACAAAGTCCAATACAATAAAAAAGAGATAGTAGAGATTCTACAGATACAAGGTAAGTACTGTTTAATACTATTCTCAAGTGGCACTAAGATATGTACAACGCTAAGTACGTTTGACAACTGAGGCTCGGCAGCCAAACAGGGGAGTATAACAGCTCCCCTTTGTTGTATTCAAATAATTACTATATTTACACCATGATAATCAATTACCTCACTCCCTTAGTAATCTCTTGGTGGTTCACCCACTTCGAGCCTATCCAGGACTACATAGACAATACACTGATACTACCAGACTGGCTACACACTGCACTCGGATGCTGGAAGTGTCTCTCGTTCTGGTCAACCTTGGCCTACTCACAATCATTCACTGTGGCCTGTGCCACATCACTCACAGCAGTATGCTTGAACAAACTGATATACAACTCATAGAGACCATTCTCAACCTACCAGAGGAGGAGACAATGACAAAGAGCTCACTGGTCAAGCTCAGAGCAGTCAAACAGAAGGCAACAGGTGTACGTGATAAAGAGTGCTTCTGCTCTGGTGTACGTAGGAAGGTATGGTATAAAGACTTCCTTACATGGTATGAAGCTAATACTTGACCAATATATCAGCCGCAACTATGAAGAGGTGCTCAAATACACTAAGCACTTCCTCAAGCGACTCAATATACCAAGCTCAATAGATGCAGATGCAGTCATCAACAACGCTTATCTGCACTGTGTGAAAGTCAACATACCAGACATGACTCAAGACAAGGCTAAGAGCTACCTACTCAACACGATCAAGTATGAGTTGATATGGACTCAAGGCTCAAGGACTAAGAAAGATGACATCTACAGATCACAAGAGTACCTAACAGATTGCATTGATGACCCCACAGAGATAGAACACAAGATAAGACTTGAGAATGACCACAACTTTAAGAAGGCAATGGTCGAGATATACAGGAACAACTTGGACGATAGGATAAAAAGGATTATATTTGAAGCATACTATGATAAAGGTCACTCAACTCAGACTGCACTGGCTCAGTACTTTGACATCAACAGTACATCGGCTTACTTTCTGATACGAGAAATAAAACAAAATATAAAACAAATACAATATAGGTATGAAGAGTGTTGATATCATAGGACTAATCACTTACATCCTGGCATGGGGTGTGGTGCTCGCACTGTTCAATGAGAATATGTACCTGCTGTATAAATTCTCAGGAGCTACATTAGCTGCTTATCTAATATTCATAATAATACAACAAAATGAACTACAAAATTAAAGACGAATTTATTGGCAAGACTATCAAAGTCTACAATAAGCACACAGGAACTAAGGCAGTATCTATTGCCAGCCTTGACATGAGCAAAGTAGAGTATTATATCACAACAGGACTTAAGCATATCTTTGAGGAGGTAGTCACTACGACTGCACCTGAGGTAGTTGTGATAGAGTATAAGGCTGTAGACCCACCAATACCAGAGAACGCTCCTAAGCCTAAGAAGAAACGTAAACCAAAGGCTGATGCCAAAGCCTAAATACATAGAGACCCCTGAGAAGATGTGGGAGCTATTCGAAGCCTACAGGGATTGGTGCAAGTCAAACCCAAGGTATCAATACTCACTTTCTAATAAGACAGGTGAGGCAACTCCAGTGCCATTAGAGAGACCATTGACTCAAGTAGGATTCAGATGCTTTGCTGCTGAAAGAGGTAATACAGTGACTGATTATTTTTCTAATAAGGATGGGAGATATTCAGCGTATGCCACAATCTGTACATGCATAGAGGAAGCAATCAGACAAGATCAGATTGAGGGAGGGATGGCAGGTCAGTATAATGCCTCCATCACTCAGAGACTAAACAACCTAACTGAGAGAGTTGATACAACTACTCAAGGTCAGGCTATAAATGATATTAAGGTTACTATTATTAAATAGTGTATCTTTGACATAATTCTTACT